TTTTTTTTGTTTCGAGAAACCGTGAAGCTATTTTATTGATTTTATCCCCTCAGTCAACCTTAACTTAACTTATTTTAATGCACGAAGTAAGTCAGATTGCACAATATCTTTATCTTTCAATACGTTAATGATTCGCTCGTCAATGCAGCCTTTGCAGATTAAGTGGATAATCCTTACCGCCATAGTCTGTCCTTGCCGGTATAATCGAGCATTAAACTGTTGGTAATATTCCAAACTCCAGCTCAGTGAAAACCACACAATCATGCTACCACCGTGTTGGATATTAAGACCGTGACCGGCTGATTGCGGATGTGCAAATAGAAGTGGTATTTCGCCATTGTTCCATTCGTCAATAGTGGTTTGATGCTTATCGAGAACTCGTGCATTAGGAAAGCGTTTAAGTAGTCGCTCAAGATCGCTTTTGAAGTTATAGGCAACAAGGATATTCTCCCCATCGTTCTGCTCAATAATGTCTGCAAGCGCATCGAGTTTTGCGTCGTGGACTATTTCATAGTTTTTAAACTCATCGACGTACACAGCACCAGCGCAATACTGCAATAACTTATTAGCCAGTGTCGCTGCGCTTAATGCTTCAACTTCGCTATTTTCAAAATCAAGATATAGTGTTTTTTCAAACTGCTTGTATTTAGATATTACCGCAGGTTCTAATTGAATTTCTTCATATAATTCAATGTAGTCTGGCATATCAAGGTAATCACTTGTTTCCATTGATATGGTAAATGGCGCTATCAATGCTTCAATTTTCTTTTGTGAATCTTTGCGAGGGGTGTATTTGTAACCGCTATAATCCTGTTCAAAGAATCGGCTTTTATACATAGTCATGGTTCGCCCAAGTGCTTTACCGTTATCCACTAAATAGCATTGTGACCACAGGTCAAGTAAGCCATTGGGCGAGGGTGTACCTGTCAGTAGAGTGATGTAGTGAACATAAGGTAATGCTTTACGCAGTGCTTTGACACGTTTGCTTTTATCGCTTTTAAAGCTGGAGCAATTGTGTACTAAAATTCCGTTGGCAAAATAATCATTGATCCCGTTAATTTGTAAATTGAATACATTTCTTGAGCGCGATTGTTGGATATTCTCAATACTGTCCACCCTAACGATTGAAGAAAGGTATCTTTCTTTTCGTCCAACCGCTTTCGCGATCTGTGAGAGTTTCCATCTACTTCTAACGCAATTTTCTTTTGAGGAATTCCGAAATCTACTTTGTAGCAAGTTGGATAGCCACTGGTTCTTCCCATTTTTGTGGGTATTGCACACTGCATTATCCATTCTGACGGTAAGATTTCCCTCATCATCTTCTCGCATTCTGAAATTTTCCCATTCCCTCCGCGCACAATTGGTTGATGCCCAGAAAGTTTGTGAGCTAAACTTAATTTTTGTTTTACTTCGTCTGACCATTCTAACCCTTTGTTCCAAGTGGTTCTTTGTCCAGATGCGTAATTCTTTTTTGCTGTTTTTGAAGTTTTTTCCATGACTTCTTTTTTGTGTTCTTCTGTTCTGATATTGTGCATATGTTTTTTTGAACAAGACCGGCTGCATAACTGATGAGTTAATTTGCGTTTCATATAGATTGTTCCGCACAAAATGCAAACCCCGACATCCCCGTGCTTGAATCCACCCCTTTTCTGTTGCAAAAGGATGATTTCCTGTACATTCAATACTTGTTCCGTCTGATAAATATAATTTGATAAGGTCATAAGATTCTTTTTTAAAGATATTAGTAATAGGTTTTTCTCCAATTGAAGTTATTACAGATTCTCCAATTTCAAGAGTTTTTATATCACGAAGTCCTGTAGGGGTCAATATCATTGTACCCTCTGGAAAACACTCATCTACCACCACCATTTGAAAGGGGAACTTATCCCTATAGTGATTCACTAACCAGACCACGTTTTCTCGATTAATAACATAAACGTCAGCGTCATGGTGGAGGGCAGCTAGGCGCTTTTGCTCTGTGCCTGTACATATTTTGAATTTTAAATCTTTGAGATGTTCCCATTCCTTTGCTTCCTGCGCCCAAACGCTATTAGCTACTCTCAGTGGCGCGATAACGAGCGCTTTGGTAATCACACAAGCATCAATTAAATCGTTGATTGTAGTGAGCGTAGAAGCTGTTTTCCCCATCCCCATTTTAAGCGCACAAAGTGTTCGCTCTTGTTCAATTTGAAACGCGGAGGTTCTGACTTGGTAATGACGGAGTTCTGCTCTAGTTCTCATTTTAAAATAGACTCCCATTCAGCAGAATCAATTCGCTTTTCAGCAATATCAAAATAACCTTTGTCTAACTCACAACCAATAAAATTACGCCCAGTATTAACGCAAGCTACGCCTGTTGAACCACTACCCATTGTAAAATCTAAAACTGATTCATTTTCCAATGTGTAAGTTTTAATTAAATATTCTAAAAGTGCTACGGGTTTTTGGGTTGGGTGAACTGTTTTACCTTCACTTTCAGACGTTTTAAAATATTGAACAGTTCGTGGTTTTCTTTTTCCATCAGCAGACCCATTTCTAAAAGTTGGGTTTGGAACATTATTAACAACATCACTATTTGAACCTTTTTTACCAGCTCTACCTTCACCGCTATATGGAATACCATCAACTAATTGAGGGTAATAAACAATCTTACCAGTGCCAAAAACTAAAACGTTCTCATGCGCTTTCAAAGGCATATATGATGCTTGTAAAAAATTACTAGCTTTTGATTTTTCCCATACCCATTCATACTTAAACATTTTTACATTTGACATTATTAGCGCACTCGTAAACGGTTGCGAACTAAACAATACAATCGCACCTTTATATTTAATAACTCGTTCTAATTCCGCCCACATTGGCTCAAAAGGTATCACACTATCCCATTTACACGCAGTTGTGCCATAAGGAGGGTCAGTTAATACCATATCTACTGAATTATCAGGCAATGTTTTCATAAATTCGATGCAATCACCGTGATGCAAAATACTATTAGTGCGCATAATCGCCTTCCACTGGTAATCGATAAAGTAATAGCGTATCGACACTTTCTTTTGAGTCAATGACATACACATGAACACCCATCTCACGTCGTCTTTGATGATCGCGTTCTTGTGCTTCAGTGGGTTTCTTTTTAGGCGCTTTGCATTCAACAAAGAATATCGGCTGAAATGGTAAAGTAATTAAACGGTCTGGAACGGATCGACGATTAGGTGATGTAAATTTTTCACACGTTCCACCCACTTTTTTAATTTGATCGCACAGGTATTTTTCAATTTCTTTTTCAAGCATTTTTATTCCTCAATGTAAAATAAACTCAGACGAAAAAATTATCGTGAGTTTCTATTCTTTATAGCCAACACCTTTTAGCACTTCATTTGCCTTAGTGTAGTAATAATAAAAATTAACATCCTCTGGAAAAGTATCCGGCAAATTCATCAATGGACGACAGCCTTGTGACATAGGGACTTTGTTTCCATTCTTTGCATAAACAAGTGACATATCAGCAAGACCTAAATCGCAACTGTGATAAAAGCGAACTGCTTTACCAAGACACTCTCCTCTAAACAATGCACCACCTGTTACTCTGCGAACTGTGACAAACTTTCTAATATCCTCACAATCGGCAATTGTCTTTTCAATTGGCGTTCCGTTAGCAATAAACTCAGCGACTGCTTCATAGATGATTAAGCCGTCAGGGTTTTTACTCAGTGACGCTTCACCAAAGCACCCTTTGCATTTAGTTTTACCATCGAGCTTCACAGCAATATAGTTATTTACATCACGCGATGCCAGTTCTCGGTAATCTGTTTGCTCCAAATTGTAGCTAGTGGTTATTTCCCAATCGAATAAAATTTCACTAACTAAATCTACTTTATCTTTATGATAATAAATGACAATGCCGTCAGTATTTGCACTGACTACTTTTATATTATTATCTTCAAGAGTTTCAATTAACATTAATAACGACAATTGACCAGTTAAAGTGGTTTGTAATAATAAATTAGGAGCGTATAAAAAACTGTATTTACTTCCAAATTTACCGAAACTTCCATTATTTGTGACCTTAAGTGTTGCCGCTGTTACTTCACATTCTGCCAATTCCTTTTCCAGTTCTTTTATTTTTTGTTCAATTTCTCTTTTTTCCATTTGAATCCTCGATAAGTTGGTTTATATCCATTGCATACTGAATATATGTTTTGCCATTTCCATGTGGGATTTGAAAATAAAATATCTTCAACGGAATACCATGTTTTTATAAAATTATCATTCAAATCGTATTGGTGGAATATAAATTGTCGTTTGGCTAGTTTTACTTTTTCAGCCATTTGGTTTTTCTTGTTCAAATCTTTCCACATTAATGTTGATTTAATTGATTGTTTGGATTTCCACTCGTTTCCATAATGCAATCCAGTTCGATGTCTTTCTTTTGCAATATCACTCATTCTTTGTTTTTGAGAATCTGACCATTTATTTTTGTAGTTAGGGTTATTTTCACCTTTGCTTAATAGTGATTTAATTGATTTTGTTTCATCGCTCATTGTTGTTTCAGTGGATGAATCTCTGCGTAAATTGTATCCAAAGGCTCTATCACATGAGTTATAAAAATCCATCCAATACAATTCTTTATCTTTTAAATCATTTTCAGATATTGATTCAAATTCTTCCAGTATTACAAAATCAAAATTTTCAATTCCGTATTTTTTTACTGCGTTGAATAAATGTCGATTACAGTCCTTATTTTTTGTTTCTTTTTTCAAATCATATTTATGTTGTGAAAATCGTTGTTTTACATTTCGACTTTTACCGACATATCGTTTATTGTTAAATTTACATACTATGGAATATATGGCTATCATTTTACCTCCTAATTAAAATAATAGGATAATACCTAGTCACTTTAATTGCAATTTTAATATTTCTAATTCTTTTTTTATTTCACCGCTTCTTTTTTTAGCCATTGTTCTTTGTTTTACTATTTTTTCATATAACTCCAAAAAATTTTCACCTAAATTATCTGGATACAATCGTTGTTGCATAATTATATTTGGATAAAATCCTGTGACATCTTGTTCACTTAAAACAAAATCATTTTTACGCTTAATATGTTGTGCTTTTTCACAAGAATGAATTCCACCTATGCCCATTTGATATTCTGTTTCCCCGATAACTATCCTTTCTCCTAACCAATCTGGACAAATTATTGCCCCATTATCAGCAATGGTAAATTCTTGATTAATAAGTTTATTGAAAATGGACTTAAGTTTTTCTGATTTGAATTCAATTATTTTAGGATTGGAATACCGAAAAACGTGATTATTTTCATATTGCTTTGCTTTAAATTTTGCAGTTGATATATCGCACATTTTTTGCAATTCTGATTTAATAATCGCTTCAGCAATCTGCGCATCGGATTTTGAATTGAGGTTGATACCGTATTGCTGTGTCATCTCTTTGCGCAAGTCTATCTGCCCTTTGAGCTTGTCAAACAGTTCACCGGTCACTTGCGTATCGTTTCTGCAATACTTGCGCATCAAACTACGCTCAGTATCTTTTATTAACTCATTAGGATCAATTGGCAAGTCTTGCATTTTCTTGGTGTGAATACGTCCACCGTAAATTTTAAGCGATGCTTGTCCAATGGGAATTTCAATAATGTCGATATGTTTATCGTAAGTTGGGACTTGGAGCTTATGCTCTTTGAGAATCTGCCAAGTAACGCGCTGATCTGTGATTATCTTGGTGGAGAGTTTATGGAGTTTCTTACAATCCCATGAATCCAATGCGCCATGTATAACAGGTATATCGTAGTTTAACCCATTGAATGAAACGGTTTCATGATTAAGGAACAGGCGCTGTATCTTTTTAGCTTGTTGCTCATTTAACTTTGCATTTTCGCCAAACAATTCTATTTCAAGCGATGTGCCTGTTTTGTGGTTAACGGCTAAGAATAGCCAATAGTTTTTATAACATTCAGTATCAATAATATAAGTATTCATAGGAGCAGCCTATTTGTGAATATAAAAAAACCGACAAGTTGATAGCAAAATGTCGGCAGAGGAGAGGTGGAGCTTGAGGTTTTAAAAGTAAGTTTACTTGATTTTATAAGAGTGAACATATAAAGCTACTGACTCATACCTTTTTTGGGTCTATGAGGACACCCGCAAACTTACTTTTAAAAACCCAATTAGGCGACACGCATATTGGCGTATGCGTGTCTAGGATTTAATGCAACACACTATACACTCGAAATATAGTGTGCTTAAAACATTCAACAAAAGCCAATAGCTAAATAATCAGTTTAACTATCACTAAAAGCACTGTTTACTACCCCACTACAATCAGTTCTAATCTTCCCTATGTAGTTAGTGAATTACCGTCACCGGTAATCTCAACCCGAATCGAGCGCGTAGCTAGTGCGCTTTACCGATATTAAAGGCTGCAAGGTTGCGAATTGCGGTACGCTACAAGCAATGCTTTTAGTGATAGTTGCCGGTACTGATCTCCGGCTTAGTGTTATTCGGTGGTGTACTTTCAACCACTCCCAAGTTTCCTATTTGCACCGACGTGCCATTACCGCTGCGTATCAGCCTACGCATTAACTATCAATAAAACGCCCGTTACTTCTTCCAAACAATTACACATCGATTTGCAATTGTCGGCTTTACCGAGGTTTCCCCGCTTTCGCGCTTTATACTATAACCACTAAGCGCTTAGAGTTATAGTAAGGACTCTGCTATCTTTCAAGGCGTTTTATTCATAGTGCTTGTCTTTCCAAGCTGTTTATTTTACTAATATATTCCTTATAAAATGCCGTCTTTCCGGCTGTCAATTAACTTTTACGATGTCAATCCAATCGTCTTTTCACCACACTGAGGACACAGAGTATTTAAAAATCATCTTCTTCTGATTCGTCGTCAAAGAAATCAGCACTTGCGACTTTTGCATCAGAGAAGGTTTCGCCATCTTTCTTGAACTGAACGCCAAGAATATTGGCAAGAATTTGTTTACCGCCCTTTGGATGATTTGAATACCAGAAGTCAAAAATAGCATTGACGTAACATCCTGCGTACACTTTGTCATCTTCTTCGGTAATTGGAGCGCGATCTTTATCAAATACTGGAATGCGTTTGTTTGATGAACCTTTAAGCGCCATCATGTTTTCATAGCCATCATAGTCTTTAGTGTCACCGTCTTGGAAACAAGTGATTTTTAAACCTTTGGGCGCACCGTCTTTAAATGTTTGAGCAATGAATTTATCAATTGCTGCTTGGGTAATTTTGTGATTTTTACTACCTTTTTCCATTAGGACGGTAGCTTCAAATTTTGTTTCTACGTTTTCAAATACTGCTTTTTTAAAAAGCGCTGGAAATGATAAACGAACTTCGCCTAATTTGATTTGTGTTTCTGACATTTTAGCCTTCTTGCTTTTAGCATTATGGTTTTGGGATTAGGTGAGGATGGGTTATTGATAAATCGCCAATTAAGTGATTTCCCATCCTCGTTTTAACTTAACCGGAGAGATAAGTTGAGTTAAGTTTAGATTGATTTATTACTTGTGTC